GAAGGAGTGGGGAAGCAACAGCTGCAATCAAGGCTTTATCACCCCAAGAGTACGCAGCGACAACTAGAGCTAAAAGAAAAGGCACAAAAGCAGGAAAACAATTCGTTAAACAGCCTAAAGGCATCGCTAAAAAAACGAGAAGTTATAGAAAAGTTACATAATATAGGATATTTCGAGAATGATAGTTAAAGCGTGGTTTATAGTAGCCGTAATGTCAGGAGTATATACAGACGGAACAAAAGACATATTTATATTTAACAATCCACTAGATCACGGACACTTTCACAATGTGGCTACATGCCAAAAGTTTATAGGAGATCATCCTTTTAAACTTGCTAAAGCTTTAATTAAAGAGTATGGCAACAGACCACCAGAGCAGATTATGTGTGTTCCTGAAGAAACAGTTAAATTATTTATGCAAGAGGGTGGCAAACGAGGTGAAAAAACCTAAGACTTGTAATACGTGTGGACAAGAACTAAAAGGACAATACTGCGAGTTTTGTCTTAATAGTGGCGATAACGGTGCATGGATAGACAAAATAATAGAACAGGCAAAAGACCCACGGCACGATCAATCAGCTTTTAAAGATAAGAAGAAAAAGCATGACACCAGAGACACTTGATAGATGGCGAATACTTCCAAGACTTATGATGCTAGTGATGACAGGAGTCTACATTCGTTGTATAGAATGGGCTTTGAGTCAGCCAGAGTTGACCACACAACAAGCAGGATTGATATCCGTGATTACTGGGGCGATGACAGGATCTTTCGCCATATGGATGGGAGCAGAAAAGTCAGAACCCAAAAGAATGGAAAGAGAAGAACGATGAGAAAATATTTCAAAAGATTATGGTGTGCATTGTGGAACAAGAAATGCCACGATGATTGTGACTGCGTATAATGATAGGATCGCTGATAAGTTCAGTATCTAGTTTAGCTTCATCTTATATCGAAGGTAAAACAGCTATACAAAAAGCTGAAGCTACTATTCGTATGAAAGAAGCAACAGGTGAGATCGACTGGGACTTAGCTGCTATGAGGGCTTCACAAAGCTCGTGGAAGGACGAATGGCTGACTTTATTGTTCAGTATTCCTCTAGTACTGAGCTTCTGTGGAGAGTGGGGCAGGGGCATAGTAGCAGATGGATTTACGGCTTTGGCAGGTATGCCACAGTGGTATCAGATTGCATTGGGAGCTATTGTAAGTGCAAGCTTTGCAACACGATCAGCAGGTAAGTTTTTTAACATGAGGAAGAAATGAGATTAGGTTGGTTATTAAATAGTATGATGGCTATATTAGTTTTAGTCACATTTATAGTAGTAATATTCTAAAGGAGTAGTAATGGCATTTAAGTTATCAGGAAGAAGTTTAAATAAACTAGAGGGTGTACATCCTACTATGGTAGATACAGTTAAACGTGCCATTGAACTGAGTAAGGTAGACTTTGGAGTGATTTATGGTGTTCGTTCCCTTGCAGAACAAAAGAGATTGTATGAAGCAAAAAGATCACAGACTATGAAATCTAAGCATCTTGTGCAAGAAGATGGATACTCACACGCTGTCGATTTAATGGCATATGATGGCAGTGATCCAAGTTGGGACATCGTGATGTACGATGATATAGCAGACGCAATGAAAGCTGCAGCAATAGAAACTGGTGCAAAAATTTGTTGGGGAGCTGCATGGCACATAGATAATATAGCTGAGTGGGACGGAACAATGGAAGCAGCGATGAATGCTTACATAGACCTTAGAAGATCTCAATCACGTAGACCCTTCATTGATGGTCCTCACTTTCAATTGTCAACATGACATCGAAGGTACGCAAAACAAAAAGAGATTCCATGAAAGGAATGTCTGTTAAAAGTGGAGATAAAAGACCCACTAAACAGGGTGCAGGTATGACTGCCAAAGGGGTAGCAAAGTACAGAAGAAGAAATCCCGGATCTAAGCTACAAACAGCAGTCACAGAAGATAAACCTACAAGTAAAGCTAGAGCAGCAAGAAGAAAATCTTTTTGTGCTAGAAGTGCAGGACAAATGAAAAAGTTTCCAAAGGCTGCCAAAGATCCAAACAGTAGACTACGACAAGCTAGAAGAAGGTGGAAGTGTTAACATGGATGATTCAAAGAAATATGGTTATTCTTCTGTTGATAACATGACAGGCAAAAAGTTTAACACTAATATGTTTTTTAATTTTAAAGATACTACTACATCAAAGAATAAATCTTTATTTGGTGGAGGTATAACAGATCCTTACATGAATATAGGTGGGGGAAAACTAAGACCTGACATAAGAAAAGGTTATCTTGGTATAAAGTTTACAAAAGAGTTTAAGAAAAGATAGAAAGGATTTATTATGGCAGGACCACTAATACCAGTTGCACTGATGACAGCATTAAAAGCAGGAAAAGCTGCTGCACCATTAATTAAAAAATATGGAGCAAGTCTTGTAAAAGCTGCAACTAAAAAACTTCAAACAAGAAGTAAAGTTGATACTAAAAGATTATATGAAGCCCAAGCAAAAATTAGAGAGATGGCAAAGAAAGAAAAAATGCGTGTATCTACTTTTAAACAAAAAAATCCAAAAAATCCTGCAGTTAAAACTGTACGTAGTATATTAAATAAAAAACCTCAAGGGGGGTTTAGACATGCTGATGGTGAACTAAAAGGACCACCTCCCAGTGGTTATAATAGGTTTGGTAGTATGATGAAAGAATTACGTAAAGAAATGAAATAATGACTAGACAGCTTACAGAAAAACAACAGAAGTTTTTAGACGTGCTATTTGATCAGGCAGGTGGAGATATAGGTTCAGCTATAAAGCTTGCAGGATATGCAGAGGGGGTAAGTCCTTCTCAGATGGTTACAGCTTTGAAAGAAGAGATACTAGAAGCAACACAAACATACATGGCACGTAATGCACCAAAGGCTGCAGTAGCTATAACAAGTAGTTTGGACGATCCAACACAGTTAGGTATACGAGATAGAATGTCTGCTGCTAGGGAACTATTAGATAGAACTGGTTTAATTAAGACTGAAAAAGTACAAGTAGAAACTACAGGTGGTGTTATGCTTATGCCACCCAAGGACAATGAATGAGAAACAGATCATTGGGTACGTGGAAGTTACCTCAACCTACTGACCTAAAAGATGATAACGAGTGGATGCCTATACCACGTATTGCAAGAACGATACCATTCGGATATGAGTTAGACCCTGAAGATAAGAACTTACTAAAGCCTATAAAAATAGAGTTAGACTTACTAGAACAAGCAAGAAAATATATAAAACAATATTCGTACAGACAAGTTGCTAACTGGTTATCTAAAAATAGTGGCAGAGATATATCTCATGTAGGTCTAATGAAAAGATTAAAGAATGAACGAAAGCGACAGAACCAAGCTATCAGCCTACGCAGATGGGCAGACTATGCCCAAAAGGCGATCCAGAAAGCCGAAGAGATCGAAGAAAGTAGAACAGGGGCAAAGCAAGAAGCAGAGAGTAGCCCTGCCTGAGTCAGAACTCTTACCGATAGAAGAAGCTCGTAATGTTATATTTAAACCTAATGATGGACCTCAAACAGAGTTTCTGGCAGCGAGTGAAAGAGAAGTTCTATACGGTGGATCAGCAGGGGGTGGTAAATCCTACGCAATGCTTGCAGACCCTCTACGCTATATGGGACATCCCTCGTTTAGTGGCTTACTCTTGCGTCACACAACTGAAGAACTACGAGAGCTTATATTTAAAAGTCAAGAACTGTACCCAAAAATTTGGAAGGGTATCAAATGGTCAGAACGAAAGATGCAGTGGGTTGCTCCGTCAGGAGCTAGACTATGGATGTCTTACCTAGATAGAGATGACGATGTATTACGGTATCAAGGTTTGGCATTTAGTTGGATAGGATTTGATGAACTTACACAGTGGGCTACACCATTTGCTTGGAACTACATGAGATCACGTTTACGATCTACATCATCTGATCTGCCAGTGTATATGAGAGCAACAACAAACCCCGGAGGACGTGGGCATCATTGGGTCAAGAAGATGTTTATAGACCCTGCACCTTATAATAATACATTTAATGCAACAGATATTGAAACAGGAGAAGAACTTAAATATCCTGCAGGACATAGCAAAGCAGGAGAAGCCTTATTCAAACGTAGGTTTATACCTGCTCGACTTACAGATAACCCTTATCTCTCATCTCAGGGTGATTATGAAGCAATGCTTTTATCCCTTCCTGAACAGCAAAGAAGACAATTACTGGAAGGCGATTGGGATATTAAAGAAGGAGCAGCTTTCACCGAGTTTGATCGCAACGTACATGTGGTTGAGCCTTTCCGTATACCTAGCAACTGGATTAAGTTTAGGGCATGTGACTATGGGTATGGAAGTTATTCTGCCGTTGTCTGGTTTGCTGTTAGCCCATCTGAACAACTCGTAGTATATAGAGAGTTATATGTATCAAAGGTATTAGCTACAGACTTGGCTGACATGATACTAGAAGCAGAAGCAGAAGACGGTAATATAAAGTACGGAGTGTTGGACAGTTCTCTCTGGCACAAACGAGGTGACACAGGACCAAGCCTAGCAGAACAAATGATCATGAAAGGATGTAGGTTTAGACCTTCTGATAGAAGTAGAGGAAGTAGAGTATCAGGTAAAAATGAGATACACAGAAGACTGCAAATTGACGAATACACTGAAGAACCACGTATGGTTTTTTTCAATAGCTGTACAAATATTGTTTCTCAACTGCCATCAATCCCACTGGACAAAAAGAATCCAGAAGATATAGATACTCACTCAGAAGATCACTTGTATGACGCTTTAAGATATGGTATAATGTCAAGACCAAGGTTTAGTATATTTGACTACGATCCTGCAAGTAGGCAATCTAATACAATGCCCATAGCAGACGCAACATTTGGATATTAATATGGCAGAAGATGAAGAAATAATGATGGATGATGCATCAGTAGCTGTTGATGATGTAGCTAAAGATGGTGTTGATGAAACTAAAAGTTATAACATAATTCCATTTATAATGGATAGATACAAAAAAGCAGATGACTACAGAGAACAAGATGAGCAGAGATGGCTTAGAGCATATAGAAATTATCGAGGTTTGTATGGTTCTGATGTGCAGTTTACAGAAGCAGAAAAGTCAAGAGTATTTATTAAAGTAACAAAAACAAAAACACTTGCGGCTTATGGTCAGATAATAGATGTATTATTTGCTAATAATAAATTTCCATTAACAATAGAGCCTACAGAACTACCAGAGGGAGTTGTATCAGATGTTAGCTTTGATCCAAAAGAACCAAAAGAGGTAACTGAAAGATTAAACGAGATGCAGTCTCCTTATGGCTTTGAAGGGGACGGTAAGGACTTTCCTGCAGGAGCAACTGAAAAATCCTTAATGGAGCAGTTAGGACCATTAGAAGGTAAGTTTGACGATATAGATAATCTTAGAGAGGGTGTAGGAAAGACACCTTCAGCTATTACATTTAGTCCTGCTATGATAGCAGCAAAGACTATGCAGAAAAAAATACACGATCAACTAGAAGAGTCCAATGCCAATAAACATCTAAGAAGCACAGCTTTTGAGATGGCTCTATTTGGCACAGGTGTAATGAAAGGACCGTTTGCTGTTGATAAAGAATATCCTAATTGGAATGATGACGGTGAATATTCTCCTATACTAAAAACAGTTCCACAAGTTTCACATGTATCAGTATGGAACTTCTTTCCTGATCCTGATGCAAACAATATGGACGAAGCACAGTATGTAATAGAACGGCACAAGTTATCTCGTACACAGCTACGTGCATTAAAGAAAAGACCTCACTTTAGATCTCAGGTTATAGAAGACGCTATAGCTATGGGAGAGAACTACAATAAAGAATACTGGGAGGATGATCTATCGGACTATTCACCAGAACATGCAATAGCACGATTTGAAGTGCTAGAGTATTGGGGTACAGCAGATGTTAGTATGCTACGAGAGCAACAAGTAGAAATACCTGATGAGTTGAATGATTTTGATGAAGTGCAAATAAATGCATGGATATGTAATAATAAAGTTATAAGAATGGTGCTTAACCCATTTAAACCTGCTAAGATACCCTATATGGCAGCACCCTACGAGCTTAACCCATATAGCTTCTTTGGTGTAGGTATAGCAGAAAACATGGATGATACACAAACATTGATGAATGGTTTTATGCGTATGGCTGTAGACAATGCTGTAATGTCAGGTAATCTGTTAATAGAAATAGATGAAACCAACTTAGTCCCCGGACAAGACCTTAGTGTATATCCCGGAAAAATATTTAGAAGACAAGGGGGCGCACCCGGACAAGCTATCTTTGGTACAAAGTTTCCAAACGTAGCAGCAGAGAATATGCAACTATTTGACAAAGCACGAGTGCTTGCAGATGAAAGCACAGGACTACCGAGCTTTGCTCATGGACAGACAGGTGTATCAGGTGTAGGACGAACTGCATCAGGTATATCTATGTTGATGAATGCAGCGAGTGGTGGCATAAAGAATGTTATAAAAAATGTAGATGATTATCTACTTAGACCACTAGGCGAAGGACTCTTTAGATTTAATATGCAGTTTAACTTTGATAAGAATGCAAAAGGAGATCTAGAAGTAAAAGCTCGTGGTACAGAAAGCTTGATGGCAAATGAAGTACGTAGTCAACGACTCATGCAGTTCATGCAGGTAGCATCTAGTCCTGCGCTTGCACCGTTTGCTAAATTTCAATACGTGATAAGAGAAATAGCTAAGTCACTCGACTTAGATCCCGACAAAGTAACTAACAATATGGACGAAGCTGCACTACAGGCAGAGATCATGAAAAAATTTCAGCAACCCCCTGAAGCACCCACACCTCCTGCAGGAGCAGACGTACAAGATCCAACAGGGGCAGGTGGTGCAACGATAGGCACAGGACAAGTGCCTTTACCACAAGAACAAGGATTTACAGGAAATGCAGAACAACCAAGTCAACAACCTACAGGACAAGCTACTCAGCAAGCTCAAGCCCCTAGTCAACAACAAGGACCAATGGGACAGCTTCAGTGATTATATAAATTATCTTATAGCACAAAATCACGCTATTATGGAGCAAACAGATAATCTAATAATGCTTCACAGATCACAAGGTGCTATTACTATGTTAAGACGATTGCGACAACTAAGGGATGCAGTAAACGCTAACGGAAAGGGCTAAACTATGGAACATATGGCAAAACAAATGGAACTCTTCAGTGAAGGTGGATTACGTGATGAAGGTGGAGAAGTAGAATCTAAGTCAGGTAATCAAGTACCATCAGGTTCACTAAAAGAAGAAGTAGCTGATGATATACCTGTCATGATTAGCGAAGGTGAGTTTGTTTTTCCTGCTGATGTTGTGCGATATATTGGACTTAATACACTAATGAAGATGCGTCAAGATGCCAAGCAAGGCTTGAAGATGATGGAAAAGATGGGGCAGATGGGCAATCCTGAAGAAGCAGAACTACCTGACGATATACCTTTTGGTATGGCAGACTTAATTGTTGTATCAGGTGAGATGGAAAAAGAAGACAAAGAGAAGAAAGCTGAAGGTGGTGTGGTAGGACTACAACAAGGAGGATTTGGTGATCTTCCAGAAGATTCCCCATTGCGTGACCCTAGGTTTGTTGATACTTTTCCTACAGATCGATTTAGAGATGATGATCGTCTTGCAGGTCCGATAGGAGATCCAAACTTTCCTGATGGAGACTTTGTTGATCCTAGATTGAGAGAACCTAGAGCATTACCAATAGAGGATGAGCCTAGAGGTGGGGGTGGTCTGTTTGACGATCCACGTTTTAGAGATCAAAAGCGTAGAGAAGTTCCTACCTATACAGAAGAAGATGAAAAGGCTTTGACTGAATCTCTACTAGGAACAGCTTACGGTGACGTAGTGATGAAGAGGTACGTTGGTCCTGATGGCGAGATAATGTACGTTCCGTTTATAAATGGAGAACCTCAGTTAGCCATACCCGAAGGGTTTAAGGAAGACTCAGAAGCCACTTCAGCACCTACTACAAGTGTGTCACCAAGTCGAGATGACAGGCAAGAAGATGAAGCAGAGAGAGCAAGAGGAGATAATATTTTAGCTCCTCCACAACCAATGACAGTAGAAAAGCCTGTTCTGCTTACAAGACCTGACGGAACAAAGATCACAAACATTAATCAGATGACTACAGATGAGCTAGTTAATTACTACGAATCTTTTAACTCAAATATAAATAGATATGCATCTGCTCTTGGAGCATTATTCTTTGGTCCTGTTGGAGGTTTGATAATAGGATCAGCACAAACTATAAATAATAAATACGGAGTTAATGGATTAAGTTCCGTAGAAAAACTTTTATCACAGAAAAAAGATTTGACAGCTGCTCAAAGAGCTAAACTATCTAAAATAGCAGGAGAGTTAAAACAAAAAGGAGCAGGGGGATTATCTATAGTTAGGACTGTGACAAATGCTTTAGGACTAACTGAGAAAGAAGGAAAAGGAAAGACTGAGTTTCAAAAGGCTATAGAAAAAGGAAACATTTCAGGTGCAATAGATGGAATAAAAAGTCCACTTACTCTTAATCAATTAAAAGGAGATGGAAAACAACAAGTACAGGATTTAGCAAATCAAACTTTAAATATGCCATCAACTCTTGGTGTTACATCACAACAAGCCAAACAATTTGAAGAACAGAAGAGAACAGATGCGTATAGATTTGGCAGAGGAAGAGCAGAACCTGTAGAGAGAGTGGGAGGAGCTACTCCTGTAAGTTCAGCTCTAGATGAAGTTAAATCTAGAAGAGCAATGACAGATGCAGGTATCGATGCAGGACCAGAACTTTCTTTACAAGAGATGAGAGCAATGGGTATGATAGAAACAGTAGGACAAAGAGCAGACAGAATAGAACAAGAAAGATTAGAGCAAGAAAGAATAGAGAGAGAAAGATTTGAAAGAGAACAAGAAAGATTAGAGAGAGAAAGAAAAAGAAAAGAGGAGCAAGCTGCACAACAAGCTGCAGCTGAGAAAGCAAGACGAGATAGAGAAGAGCAAGAAAAACAAATTTATCAGTCTGGACCTACAACAGGCAGTGATAATGATGAAGATAGTGGTGGAGATCAAGACTCTTCTGATGATTTTTTTAGCTATCAGCCCAACCCTCAATCTACATACACAACAACTTACAATCCCCCTGCTCCAACAGGACGATCTCCGGGAGCAATGGGAGGAAGCTCTGGATCATCATCATTTGGAGGAGGTTACTCAGCCCCACCTACTTATGATTATGGTGGAATAGGACCATTTTATGTAGGTGGTGTACCTACTAAACCTATGAAGCCCCAGAGACTAAAGAAGGGTGGTTTAGCTAAACTCAAAGTTAAACCCAAACGAATGAAGAAGGGTGGACTAGCTTCACGAAAAAAATAGTTCACAATATGTTGGCTACCTAACTCCCCATCTAACATGGCATACAGTTAGCCCTAACGAAAGGTAAGTAAATGGCAGAAGCACAAGCAAATGTAATGGTAAAAGATGCAACACCTAAAAAGGTAATGGCATTAGCATCTCGTAAATATTCAAGAGATGACAAGATGAAAAAGGACGAAGAGGAATTAGAACAACTTATTGCAGAAAATAAAGGTGAGGTGAAAGAAGAGGTTCAGGAAGAGCCAGAGCCAACTTCTGCAGAAGAGAAAACTTTTAAAAAACGCTACGGTGATCTTAGGAGACATGCTCAACAAAAAGAAGCTGATCTGCAAGAGCAAATAAATCAGCTAAGAGATCAGCTTGATAGTGCAACTAAAAAACAAATACAACTACCAAAGTCAGACGAAGACATTGAAGCATGGGCGAAGCAATATCCTGATGTAGCAGGTATAGTAGAAACTATCGCTATTAAAAAATCTAAAGAGCAATCAAAAGAGCTTGAAGATAGGATTAAAAAAATAAATGAAATGCAGGAATCAGCTACAAAAGAGAAAGCTGAAGTAGAATTATTAAAACTACATCCTGATTTTGTGGACATTCGTGAGGATGATGACTTTCATAACTGGGCTGAAGAGCAACCACAGTGGGTGCAAAAAGCTTTT